TGAAACGGACTTTGTAATCTGTTGACTCATCGAGCCTCTCGACATGCCCATACTTTTTTCTCCCAATAAAATCTTCCCACAAAGGTTTTAACATCTTGTGGTTTTCTGAAACTTTTAATTCTGTAATAGCTGTTCTCTTATCCACTTCTATAAGAGTTGTGACAATCCACCCTATAGAGCCTGCTGTAAGAACAATAGTAACCCCAGTAACAATGTCTCTGATCTTTAACACTTCCATCTTCTCCTTGCTTGTCTCAAACGGCTATTAGGATTTTTTGCAGCTTTTGGAAATTTTTTCATTTGGCCTGCTGATCGTGCACAAAATGATTTACGTCTGTTTGCAGCCTTGCTACCTTTTTTAACTTTACCAGTAACGGCTGTTTTTAATTTACTCCCAGGGTTATCTCTTCGATAACGAGCAACACCTGCTTTAGTCATTCCCGCTCCAGATTTAGTGGAGCGGAAATACTTTTTAGTCTTAGGTGGCTGTTTGTCTGGTTTTCTAGCCATTAGGATAAAAACACAGTCAATTTATTGCCACTACCAGTGAAGGCAGATAAATAAGCACCACTCTCTGCTAATATACCATTGTCTGGAATATTAAGAGTGTGTAGTCCAGTTGGAAAACTTTGTACTATTAAATTACTTCCACCATTACCATCTGTTATAGTAAGAGCACCAGCTGAGTTCCCAAACACCACTATCTGTCTTATTCTTGACCTTGCAGGTCCTATCAAAGCAGCAGCATCTCCTTGATTCACATTAAATGCTTTTACGTCAGATCTTGTTGCCATTTTACACTCCTATTAATATACAGAGTATTCTAATTCAACTGTGAATCTTCCAGCAGTTATATCAGCATTGACTGTAGTTGTTGCTCTAGCATATAAATGTACGTTAGCTACCGCGGCAGTTATATTTGGTACAAAGATATGATAGTTGCCAGCAGTGTCGTTAAAGTTAACATCAATTTCTGTAATTGATTGCGTAGCACTTAACTGCTCGTTAAATGATGTTACACCAGCTCCTACGATTTCTGTACCAGAAACGGCTGCATTTGTAGCAGTGCCACTTGTAGAACTTAATGCTAAGTTACCAGCTAGTGTCTGTCCAGCAGCAGTTGTAATACCAATTAAAGCTCTGTGGATGAAAATTTTACTTGGTGTTACTAAATCGTCTGGAGCATCTACATTTAATGTTCCTAACTCAACTAAACAGTCGCCATCTGCATAAGCAGTTGAAGCAGCATCAGTTGAAGCTAAAGTACCAGCAAAAGATTGAATCTTTCTTGTACCCATTGAAACAAGTTGTCCAGTTGAATTAACTGAGAATCCAGTTTGTGTGATAGCACCACTTGTGCCATTTTTATTTATTACATTGAATCCACCCTCGGAACGGACTGGACCCGAAAAAGTTGTATTAGCCATATCAATCTCCTTGTCTTGGCAAATGTCAGTTACACCATGTAACTGTCAAGGTTTATTTTATTATACACAAAAAAGGGCAGTATGTAACTGCCCTTCTCTTTAAAATTAAATTTAGGTTTACGCTCCTGGTGAACCAAATACTGAACGAGGATCTGAGAAGCCGAAAGAGTATCTCTCTCTTGCCTTATATCTCATGTTTCCTGTGTCAAAGTCTGGATCCATAGCTGTTGCCATTGGCATTCTTTCGAAATGCTTAAGACCGTTAGGTGCATCTGTCTTAATAAAAAATGCATCTGTGTCAGTTAGATAATCGTTGATGACATAACCCTCTGGTAACATTCCCATATTTCTCATTGCGTTAGCATCATTATCTGCTGTTCCTGGTCTTAGTTGAGAATTTAACAATCTCTCTGCGACAAATTGTAATTGTCTTGGAATAATTAGTTTCATTCCTCTTAGAGCGATAATTAATCCTCTCTCATCCACAAAACCTGCAATCTTAATTAAAGCATCTTCTAAAGATGTTTCGTTTAAGTCTGATGCGACAGTTGGCTCGTTAGCAAAAGTTCCACCATTTGTTAATGGATGATCTGTTGCTAATAAGGCTTTACCATCACCACCAGCACTTGCACCAGCTGTAAACGCATTATTTAAAATGTTTGCAGCTTTTACTTGTTTTGTGTGTGCCATTGATCTGGCAAGTGCTCTCGTATAACGAGCAGAAAGCTTGTCGTAAAGGTTATCCTCTACAGCCTCTTCTGTTATTGAGAAAGCCATTGCTACAGTCTCATGGTTGTACCTTGAAGTGTACGCTTCGTTTGCGTCATCAAATGTGACACCAGAACCTTCTTGCTTAGTAGGTGCTGCACCGAAGCCACTTAACATTACTTCTTCTTCAAACGCTCTGTCAGATGACTCTGTGTCGAAGATTTCTGCATGTTGACCTTCATACCTATTATACTCCATACCAAAGAGAGCGTTCAAGCCAGGCTCTAACTCTTTGGCGAGTTGTGCTCTTGAAATAGCCATACTAGACCCTCCTTAAGATGCAGTAGCGTCAGCGTCAGAAGACAATAACGCATGATTGTTGATTTTAACTATGTATGAAACACCAGCAGCACTGTGGTCAGCGTTAGTTACATCTTCGTGGATTCCTAAAATCATCACACAGTTTGATGTATCTGTATCTTCAGCAGTTGATATATCTAATACAGCAGAAGAAATACCAGTTGTAGTATTACCACTTGCTCCACTTGCTATATCAGCAGTCTTAAAGATATCTGTTTTAGCAGTTGCTCTGTCAGTGTTTGTTCCATCACTTGCGATAATAAATCTCTGTGCTGGATTGTCATACACAAACCCTTTGATGTCAAAGTTCGTATTAGCTGAACCACTTCCAGGCCAGGTATTATTGAACCTTAACTTGCCAGTGGAGGCATCCACATACTCACATCCGGCAAAGATACCAACTAATTGGTCTCCGTTACCAGAAGCAGATCCGATCTGAATAGTTCCACCAGTTAATTCAGCTTTGACTGGTGAACCTTGAAAGATCGCGGAAGCATCACTAGCAATAAAGTATTGACTCGTACCTTGAGTCGCTGGACTTGAACCATGCATTCCTACAGGCTTAAATCCGAAAGCTACATTTGCATTAGCCATTTATTGCTCCTTCTAAAATTATTCGGCAGTTTTTTCTTTACCACCGAAGGTTACACGACTTTGCCTATCAACACTGATAGGCATCGAGGGATGTTGTTCCCTCATCAAGTTTTCATCCACGGCTTTCAATTGGTTGCGGGTCTGATCCCGAAAATATTCAGTTCTCTCTTGCACCGTTTCTGTGGGTATTCGTGCCAACATTAATCCACCGACACCAATAATTCCTTTGTTTTTACCCTCTTCTATGACTGGATACTTTGCAGCTTCTGGACCGTATTCATCTGCCCTAACTGGTTCCCACCCTTCTCGCATTCTAGAAAAAACATTTGATTTATCATCCTCACCACGAATGGAGGTTCTGATCCATCTATGTTCAAACCCTGCTGGGGGTGGAGGTGCATCCAACTTAGCTGGAGGTTGCCAAGGTTTTCTCCTCGTATTATTTGCACGACTTTCTGATTCTCGTGATATTCTTTTTTCTGCCATTTTCTACTCCTTCACATATTTAGCATATTCTTCAAGAGGAACATTCAGCCTTCTCGCAATAGCAATTTGAGATGGAGTCAATTTGACTGTTCTGCGTCCCTTTGGTGTTGACGACTTTGAAGCCGTTGTCCCAGCAGAGGCGACTCTGGGACTATTAGATTTTTTAGGAGTTTCTTGAAATTTGTGTGGAAACTCCGATCTAATCCTATTATCGAGTTCAGTATAGTACTCATCTGACGTTGCGTCAAACCCCTCGTCTTCGATTAGTTGTTTATGAAGACCAAAAGCAGCATAAGTCATAGTTTGATCTTGACCAAACCATGTGTTTTTCTTTGCCCACTCTTCTGCTTTAGGATCTGGTTTAGGGGGAGGTGTATTATTTACTGGTTGAGCTGGAGCTGGAGCGGGAGCCGCTTCATTCGCTTCAATTTTATTTGCTTGTTCCTCTCGATCTGCTTTTAATTGAGCAAGTCTTGATTCTTCTAGTGCAATTCTAGAAATATTTTGTTGAGCCTCGTACATGGCATCTGCATTACCCTCTTCTAATGCTTTCTTGTATGCCTCTTTTGCAGCTATGGCTTGAGATTGTACTCTCGTATCAAACTCACCAACATAAGTAGTATCTAGTTTATCTAGTTTTGATTTTAATTCTTCATTTTGTTTTTTTACTGCTTCAGCGTATTCGACTGCCGCTTGTCTTTGTCTTTCTTCTTCTCTGAATTTAGACGTAAGTTTGCTAATACGTTTCTTGACAGATTCCGAATATTCAGACAAGTCATCAGCATCTGAAGCTTCTTGTTTTTTCTCTTCGGTTGGAGAATTGGAATCAACGACAACATCTTCTTTTTGTTCATCTGTTTTTTCCTCTACCTCAACTTCTTGTCCTTCTTCTTCGACTTCTTCGACTTTAACATCTTCTTGCATACTTTACTCCGTATGTTTTTGATGTCGTCAGGATCGACAATGGTTACTTTCGTTTCTCCACCCCTATTGTCTTTATACTCCGTAAGATTTTATGTCGTCAGGATCAACGATTGTTGCTATAACTTCATCATCGTTAATAATTCTAACTTCTCCACCTTCTATTTGAAATCGTGAACCTGCGTAGCGACCAATACAAACCCAATCGCCTTCTTTACACCAAGCTCCGTCTTCTCCAAATTTGTCAATATCTTTATATGCCAAAGGTCCCACTTTAGCTACATAAGCTGTAACTGTGGCTCTGGCTTCTTTTTCTCTTACTGGATCTGGAACGTAAACACCACCTTCAGTTTTTTCTTTGCCCATATATGGCATAACTAATATTCGCCAACCTGTTGGTTGTGGTATTCGTTCAATTAATTTTAGCTTTTTTGCTTCTTCTTCGGCTTTTTTCTTAGCGTTCCTCTGTGCTAGAACGTATTCTGGTACTATTAGACTCATCATCCACCTTTTTTAGCAGGGTTTGTATATGTTCCAACGCATAGGTTAATCCCTGAATTTCACCTACCATTGCTTTATAATGACCAATATCAGAAGCACTTCCACTAGTCAATGAAATACTTATGTCATTTATTCTATTATTCAAGTCTTTATTATATTTATTTAAAAAATCTGTTATGTACATTAATTTTTACCAGCAGTGGATAAATATCCGTATGCATCTTTAACTGCATCTTTAACTGTGTCAAAAGCTTCTTGTGCAGTTGTAGATGTCATGCCCGTGGTTCCTAGTGAGAGAGCATCCATAATGCCACCCATAGATGTAGATCCAGTATAACTAGGAGAAGAAGGATCTATTGTTGCATCATATCCTGGAGTTCCTTTGGCTGCATATGTGTCTCTTCCTATTCCTTGTGCCATTATAGATGGTAAAGATAATCCTGCTAAATTACTAAAAACACCCATAGCAAGTGATCCCATCGGATCTTTTGCTCTTTGTGCAGCTATTTGTCCAAAAGCTGTTTGTTGACCTACAGGATTAAAAAGAGAACCAAAACCTCTTTGTATTCC